CCTGGTGCGCGGATCTGCCGATTGTGGAGGCGTCCTCCACGACGAAGCCGAAGCACGTGACGCTGATTTATCCGTACTTCGAAAATCCGCGCTTCTTCCTGAAGCAACTCGATCATTGGGCCACGCTGACCTCGACGGCGGCACTGCAACCGCATTTCTCGATCATCGTGGTTGATGACGGATCGCCAGAGCATCCCGCCCGCAGCGTCACGGGCCCCTTGGAATCGTGGGCGCCGACGCTGCGGCTGTTTCGGATCGAGCGCGACGTCCGCTGGAACTGGCTCGCGGCGCGGAATATCGGTGCGCACCATGCGGTGGATGGCTGGATGCTGCTGACGGACATGGATCATGTCGTGCCGACAGACACACTGCGCTCGGTGATCTACGGCGTGCACGATCCAGGCGTCATCTACGGCTTCCGTCGATACGACGCCAAGAGCGATGGCGCGATTGAGATTCCGCCGCACCCGAACTCCTGGCTTATGACGCGGGCGATGTTCTGGAAAGTGGGCGGCTACGACGAAACGCTCTCGGGACACTACGGGACGGACGGCGATTGGCGCCGCCGGTGTGCGAAGGCGGCGCCCATCAAGATCCTGCGCGATGTCCTGCTCCGTTACGAGTACGTGGAGGATTCATCCACGACGCGCTACCTGCGCAAGCAGCCGGAAGACGCAGTCGTGAAACGTCTGGTGCAGGCTCGAGGGCACGGATGGCGTCCGAAGACGCTGAGTTTCCCCTATCACGAGGTCTCAGCATGAAACTCCAAACCGTCGACAACCTGACGGCTGAGGAATTGGATCACATGGAACTCATCATCCAGCGTGCCGAGACGTATCGCCAATGCACGTTTGGTCTCGACCGCCTCTGTGTCCACTCGTGGATCGAGCTCGCCGATCATCTGGACGTGCTGGTCATCGTGGCGACACCCAACTCTGTGGGACTGGTCGGGTTGCCGGTGAGGCAGGCCAATTGAGATGCCGCTCTTCCTTCCCGATAAGGCGCGGATGGCGTCGGGACAGCGTGAGCATACGGTCACGATTCAGCAGCGCGTGGTGGGGCCTGGCCGCTTTCCGACCGAGAGTTGGACGACGCTCGTGGTCCTGCAAATGAGCCGACAGGACATGCGCTTGGACGAGCGCTACACGAGCGACCAAGTGAGCGCCTACGTGGAGACGACGTGGCAGGGGCCCTATCGCGCGGACATGGATCCGGATCTGGTGAATGTCGCACGCGATCGGCGGCTACTGGTCGGCACGCGGATTTACAACATCCGGGCGGCGTCCGTGATGGAGCGTAGGACAGGGATTGAATTCTTGACGTTGGCGGCGAGTGCCTGAGCATGTATGTGAACCTTTCCTTCGACGGCGGCGATCAACTCGCGCGGAATCTGCGGGCGCTGACGGAACGCGTCGAGAAGAAGACCGTCCGCGAGGCGCTCGTCAAGGGAGCCGAGCCGATTCGAGGGATGGCCTCTGCGCTAATGACGCGGAGCAAGCGACCGCATATCGCGCGGCCGCAAACGAAGCGACATGGCGCGATGGGCGCCTCGCATGCCGCTGAGCACGTCGAAATTGCGGTGGGGCGCTCGGGGCATTCCGTGGCGATAGGGCCTGGCAAGGACTGGTGGTACTGGCTGTTCGCTGAATTCGGGACGGTCAGGATGTCGCCACGTCCGGCGTTGCGGCCGGCCTTTGCGGCGCAGGGTCCCAACACACTGAACATCGTGCGCCGCGAGCTCTGGGACGCCGTCCAGGATGAAGCCGCGAAGAATGTGGGCACTATCGGAGGGAGCTTTGTGTGACGGTCGAAGAGGCCATCGCCGAGCGGTTATTGGAGATCAGCGCCGTAACGGCCTTGGTCGACTCGCGCATCTGGGTCGTCGAGAACCCGCAATCGCCGACGCATCCCTCGATCCGCGTGGCGCCGATTACCGATATGCGCGGTCACCATCTCCGTGGCCCGCATGGCGTGCAGACGGCGTCCGTGCAGATCGACATGTACGTCTCGCTCGACAACGATGTCGACCCGTATGCGCAGATCACCGAGTTGGGATCAGCGGTCTGCGGGGACGGACTCGGGACGCAGGCCAGCGGGTTGGATGGTTGGATCGGACGGATCGGCAGTCCGGGATTTGTGGTGCGTGAGTGCCTGCAGACGATGCGGTATAGCCCGCGCGTCGACGCCGATGAATTGCGGACACTGACACTCACGCAGGAATTCTATGTGCGGTATGAGGCGTAACACGATGCCGTAACAAGTTGTCACGGGTTGCTAGGCCGGCCAGCCGAACCCTCTCGCCCAGAGAGCGCAACACCGAACAAGGGCTGCAGCGACGACGGGCGCGTCCTGTTCAGGAAATCCATATTCCTGCACGAGGGCGCGCCCGTTCGTCGTTTGTGGCCTCCGTTTAATCGGGCGATTTCAGGAGCAGCGATCAATGGCTAACGTTACAGACACCTACTATGCCAGCGAAGGATTCGTTGGCTACGGCACGCAATGGTTGATTGGGCAGGATGACGGCAGCCCAGAAACCTTCGTCGCTGTGGCCCAGGTGAGCAGCATCGAGTTCGGCGACATGACCGCCGGCATCATCAACAAGACGCACCTGCGCAGCCCCGGCCGCGCCCACGAGAAGATCGCGACGTTGCGCGATCTGGGCGCGTTCACCATGACCGGGACGCTGAACTACAAGCACGGCTCGCTGACGAACGCGGGCGGCGATGGGTTCACGCCTGGCGGGTTGACGTACCTGCACCGGAACCTCATCGAACGCAACATGAAAATCCTGTTGTCCGATGGGTCGCCGGCAACGGAAGTCCCGTTCCGCGGCGTCATCAGCAGCCTCAAACTCGGCACGGTTGGCCTCGAGGAACTGGTGACGTTCACGGCCTCGGTGCAGCCGTTGTCGGATTACACGGCGAGCCTCCCCTAAGCGCCCTGCGATCGGCGTGCTCCTGCGTGCACGGCTGGATGAGATGGTCGTCTCGTCCAGCCGCCACGTTGTGACGCCTCGGTCAGGTCGATCATCATGGCGAATCGGGAACAAGGCGAATACGCGATCCGCATTGGCGGACAGAACTACACGCTCAAGTTGGGCACCGGTGCGCTCATCGAACTGCAGGAATGCTGTTCGACGCGTGACGAGCTGCTCTCCATTGAGCAGATCTTCGCGGAAGTCAGCCGCGGACGACTGAAGTTCGTCCGTGCCTTTCTCTGGGCTGGCCTGCGGAAATACCACAGCCACATCACCCTCGACGGCGTCGACGATCTGCTCGATCAGGCCGATGAGAGTGAGATCCGTGTCCTGCTCATATCGCTCGGCGTCACGTTGCAACCAGCGCCAGAGGACGTGAAGGCCCTGGAGGACGCATCGAAGCGAAACCCTCCAGCGGCTCAGCCGAAGAAACGCCGGAAGCGTGGGACTTCGACGCCCTCTATCGAAGCGCCCGTCGCCATATCGGGCTGAGCCTATCGGAGTTCTGGGATTTGACGATTAGGGAGATTTTTCGGGAATTAGCCATTGCCAGGCAACGGGCGGCTGATGCCTACGACGCCGCGATGCGTGCGGCGTGGTGGTCTGCCGCACTGGCGCGTCAGAACAAGTTGCCGAAATTGGAGAGCCTACTGAGCCGGAAGACGACACCGCAAACGATGGCTCAACAGAAACTGGTGTTGAGCGAATTGGCCTCGGTCTTTGACTTGCGACCGCGTGCGACGCGGCTCGTGCGTGTCGACCGTCGCGCCAATCTGCGTCCGCCGAAGACACGCGTGGATCGTCCGACACATGGCCGGTAATTCCGCCGTTGTCGGCTTGCTTCGTGTGCTCCTCACGGCCAACACGGCCGAATTCCGTACAGCACTCCAGAGTGCGTCCGGCGATATCCAGAAATTCACGAAGGAACTGAAGACGATTGGATCGCAAGCCACCGCCATCGGCGGAGCGCTGACGAAGACTCTGACGCTTCCGCTTATCGCGGCCGGTGCTGGACTCGCGAAGGTCGGCCTGGACTTCGATGAGGCTAGCGATTCCATTCGTGCGGCGACAGGCGCCACTGGGAAGAATCTCGATGCCCTGAATGACAGTTTCAAGCGCGTGTTCGCCACGGTGCCGGCGTCCAGCGAGGCGGCGGCGACAGCGATCAGCGAAATCGCCGTCCGGACTGGTGCCACCGGTGAACGGCTCGAGGTCCTGAGCACACAACTGCTGAATCTCGCGCGATTAACGAAGAGCGATGTGGGCCCACTCGTGGAAGCCACGACGCGTGCCTTCGGCGCCTGGTCCATCAGCACAGACAAGCAGGCGGACGCCCTCGACTTTCTCTACAAGACATCGCAATCGACCGGGATCGGCGTCGCCGACCTCACACAGAAACTGGTCGAATCGGGCGCGCCCTTGCGGGCGTTGGGCTTTTCGTTCGAACAGGGCGCGGCCCTGATGGGTAAGTGGGAAAAAGAAGGCGTCAATCTGGACGCCGTTCTCGCCAGCCTCCGGTTTGCGCTGCGCAATTTCGCCAAGGAAGGCAAGGAACCCGCCCAGGCCTTGAAGGACGTCCAGGCCGCGATCAAGGGGGCGAAAACAGAAGCGGAAGCCAACGCCATCGCCTTTTCACACTTTGGAAAGAACGCGTCTGACATGGCGCGGGCTATCACAGAGGGCCGCTTCAACATCGATGATCTCGTCAAGTTGTTGCAAGCGAGCAAAGAGACGATCAACACCGCCGCGGCTGACACGTTGAGTTTCGGCGAGAAAATGCGCCTGCTCGGCAATCGCGTCAGTGTCGCCGCAGAGCCTCTCGGCACGGTCATGGCGAAGGCGCTCGAGCATCTCATCGATCTCGTGCTGCCGTTGATTGATGGCTTGGCGAAACTCGCCGATGTTTTCTCAGCGCTGCCAGCACCGATTCAGGGCATCGCCACAGGACTGGCACTCATCGCAGTCAGCGCTGGGCCGGCCCTGTTCGTGTTTGGCGAGATCGTCGGAGCCGCAAGCAAAATCACGGGCGCGTTTACGAAGACTGGCCTCGCGACCAAACTCCTAACGACGCTTCTGGGCACCGCCGGCACGGCGACAACAACCGCAGCCGCAGCCGCAGAAGGCGCTGCCGCATCGACAGGGCTCCTGGCAGGCGCGATCGGACTGCTGACGAATCCGATCACGTTGCTGGTCGGCGGTCTTGGGCTGGCGGCCTTCGGTATATACAAGGTCGTCACGGCACAGACGGATCTCCAAAAATCGCTCAAGCAAAACAGTGACGCCTTTAAGGCGCAGACATCAAGCCTTGAGAGTGCACTTGCGACCTACGATGGGCTGAAGGATGCGCAGAATCTCACGGCGGAGCAGAGCAAAGACCTCGACGCAGCCACGCGTGCGCTCGCGGACGCCAGCGGGCTCTCGCATGATGCCTTCCAGAA